CCTCTTTTGCAGAGATAGCAAGGATGTCCTGAAAGTATTTTACACCCAAAGCCAAGGCATCAACCCTGTCATCATGCTTTACCGCGCCTTTTTCCCGACACATGCGCGTTAGCTGGTACATTAGCATCCTGGGAAGGCGTTCTTCGGGGGCCATGTCACCGTTGGAGCGGTAGTCCCACTCAATCAGTCGTTGGTCAACAACAAGGCGATGCTGGTTAAGGATTGGTTCAAGCGTGTCTATGATCCGATCCTCCTTCCTTGTCGTGGCTCTGACCTCTTCAAAGGCAAGACCAATCTTCATTTCGATGGCGTGCTTCTTCATCAGCTCCATGACCGCACCATCACCGAAGTTAGATTCAATTAAGCAGAGAGTTGCCTTGTACTTCTTTGCACGACGCAAAATTTCGCAAAGAGTGCTGTCAGAGTACCCGTCTTGGTTGGCAAAGATGTCCCTAACAAAAAGGTATCCATTGATCTGTGATAGGACAACGGCAACCGTTTCGTCCTTTCCGCGACCGGAGGGGTCCACAGCAATGATAGTCTGACCCCAAGAGGTGTATTCGGAAACTGTTTTAGGTCTATGCCACCGGTCTCCTGGAAGGGCAACAGCAGGAAGGTCAAGCAGAGTCTCTTTATCAGCGCCCCACACCAGATCGCTTGGACCCTTTTCCAAGTCCAAGGGAAGTACGGAAAAGTCAGACAACTTAAGGGGAAACTTAAGCGCATCACTCAGGCTAGTATCAAGCATAAACTGGAGCATGAAGTTGCTCCGTGACATACTTTGTTCCCGTTCAAGGAGGTTAATCTCAGAGAAGCGAGTATCTGTCGGTGTCCAGGAAAGGGCTTGGTGTCCGTCACGTTTAATATCTTTGAGAAGTTGCGGAGCTAGTACTTCGTCGTATCCAGTAAGGTCTTTGGGATACCGAGCTGGCCAGACAAAGGGACGATAGTTGCGTTCTCTAAGGGTACGATAAATCGTGAAAGTAGTTTGCGGCGTCCCGAGAAACACGATACGAGAATCATTTTTTGGCGTAAGGACGGATTCGCCTTCAGTGACCAGTTGCAACAGCTTTTCACGCATGAAGTCGGTAGCAGAGTTAGCGGGAACTTCAACGTCATCGAATATGATAAGATCGGCTCGACTACCAGTGATTTGCCCGGTAATCCCGACGCTTTTAACTGACGGAGCTTGCGCGGGTTTACAACCGGCGACATCAAACGAAACTCGGGACCACCGCTGATCATCGTCCACAGGGCGAAAATGAGCCAACCAATCAAACTCCATAAGGCATTTTTGAGTGAAGATAGTGAAATCATCAGCTCTTTGTTTAGACGCAGAAATAACAAGGATCTTCTTATCACGGTCGTTCCATAGCGTCCACAGAACGAAGGCAGCAGCGATGAAACTTTTACCGAGTCCACGGAAGGCTTGAATTTGAAGTCGTTTGGGTCCATGTTGCATGTAATCAGCAATAGCAAACTGTGCCCTAGTAGGAGGCGGAAGATCAAGTGATTTCCAACACAGTTGAAGAAAAACTCTAAAGTCGTCCTTCAATTTTTGCTCGAAGGTTGCGAGCGATTGTTTCGAGTTCATCGAGGGTTGCATTTGATTTAATTTCATTGGCACGATTTGAAATTACCCACACATTGTCTGGAGTATATCCTTTGCTAGAATCCAATCTATCTAAGGAAGGGGACGTGGGGTTGTTTCCTTTTCCGGTTCCAGTATTATCTTGTAATTTAATATTTAATAATGGGCAATACTCGGGAATGCAAATGTGTTCCAGTGTAAGTGAATGCTCCAACCCTTTTGCTAGGGCCCGGCTTTTAGATCTTGATAGCATTTTTTGCTCCAAGGATCTACTGGACACTCTTTTGTAATGACATGGTTTGCAATACGAACCATATCCATTTTTAGACGCTTTATTTTTTGGCCAATCTGTAAGAGGCTTTTCTAAGCCACAGGAAGGGCATCGTTTTAAGTCCATGAGGGGAACGTACGGAACAGGGGGCGGAGAGGCGTTGTAGCCCCTCCTAGGCACTAATAAGCGCCCTTTTATTTAATTAAGGCGAGTCACCTTAACTTTTCCAACTCCAGAGTTCGTGAGACCGATAGCATCAGCCGCACCTTTACTGAGGTCCAATCCGCGATTCCCGTGGTAGGGTCCGCGATCATTAACCCTGATTACGGCACATTTCTTAAAGCAAGCTCTAAGTTTTGTACCAAACGGAAGGGTTCTGTGGGCCGCCGTAAGGCCGTTTTGATTGAATCGTTCACCATTAGCCGTAAGGTTCCCGTGAAAGCCGGGGCCATACCAGCTGGTGATGACGGACAGAGTAGTTAGAACAGAAAGCATTTGAAGAAAGCAAAGAACTTTTATATGGCTTACGCAAATGACCCCCTCACCCACGCGCAGGGAAAGGGGGCATCCATCTATTTAACCACACTTCCAACGCTTAAGAGCGAGGGCTTTGCGGGTTGGTTTGCCGTTCTTTGCCATTGGTCCTGGGTTGCCCTTCATCCTAGCACAGAAGCTGCGCTTACGAGGACCGCCTTCAGGCTGTGGGGCCTTTAAATTGGATCCAGTGGCTGCGTTATACTTGGCCCTACCTTTTGCGGTAAGGCCGCCCTTGGCAGACTTTTCTCCACGGCCAAGAGATAAGCTCGGGGCCTTTTTACTTTTTCTTTTTTGCACGGCTCTTACCCGCCGAGGACAGGCTTGCCGCAATGGCTTGCTTTTGAGGGTAACCTTCCCTTACCATCTTACTGATGTTTTTGGAAATGGTTTTTTTGGAGCTACCTTTTTTGAGGGGCATAATTATTCTCCCTTCATCTTGGTAGTGTACTTCTTACCACGCCAAGTAAACTGCTTAGCACCAGAGGTACGAGCAGATTTAAATGCTTGGTCAAACGACTTCTTGTTGAAGGAAGCCTGAGTCGTCTTGGGGCTGGGTCCTTGCTTTGGTTTGTAGTCGCCTCGCTTCATAGCGGCAGACAAAGTGCCATCAGCAGTATTACGAGCAGTGAGACCTTCAGCAGCAACACCAGCAAGACCAGCACGGCGAGCAACAGCACCAACCATTCGAGTAGCCGCCGCTTTGGCAAGCTTACCAGCCATCCGTTGAGACGCCGCACGGGCCGCACGACGGGTTTCAGCAGCCTTACGAAGGGCTTGACCTTGAGCAGATGCACGAGCTTGAGACGCAGGAGAGGTGGTACCAGCAGCCTGTTGACGAAGCTGAGCAGCGCCTTGACGGATGCCAGGAGCCCGCTGCGACATCAAACGATTTGCTTCAGCTGGCTTAACAAGGGGACGACCAGAGGCAGCCTTACGGGCCTGAGCCGCCTTCCGTACCAGCTTTTGCATACCTGGCTTGTTGGCATTTACCATCTTAGGCGTACCAGACGGTTTTGTCACCCCACCCTTGCCAGTACCAACGGGCTTAGAGCGTCCAGCCCCTGGGGCCATACCACCACGAACAGTAGCAGGCCCAGCCTCCGCTTTGGTAACCTTAGAAATGCGGGCTTGTTTTGCAGCTCCACGCAATTGGCTAACAGGCTTAGCAGTGTTGCGAGGATCTGTCTTATTTGTTTTACGAGGAGCCATGGTAATCAGGCATCCACGCGGGTCACGCGGCCAGTCTTGTTGGCGTTGTTGGAGGAGGGCACACGATCAGCTTTGCGCACGGTAAGGATGGCAGTTTTAGCAGCACTAACGGTAGCATTCAGAGCCACGGTAGTAGCAGAATTTGCAAAGGTAGCGGGGACGGTGGTCGTAGTAGTAACACCACCGGACACGTTTTTGGTGGTATGAGACCGGTTCTTCAGTTCGTCTTCATCTTGACGACCAGGGGCGTTAGAAATGGAACCGAAAGCGGAACCGCCAGCAGGAAGAGTAGCCATTTTTTTAAAGAATAAATGTTCTTAGGTAGTAGTCCAGGACAGGACTTTTGAAAAGTTGTCAAGAGAAAATGTTTCCTGACATACCCACCAGCTAAGCCAATGGGACGAGCCTTTGCTTTGATTGCAAGAAAGACACGCACATACTACGTTGTTGGTAGTATCGTGGCCTCCGCGTGCTTTTGGATGAACGTGATCCAAGGTCAGATTGTCAGACGAACCACAATAAACACACTGGTTATTCCAGTAATCTTTAATTGCAGCTCTCCACATCCGCTTTGCATCAGAGGAGGTCATGGCCCTTAAAAGAAATAAGTACTCAGAAGGATCTTTGAGAGGCATCGTGGCCTACTGCGGTGGTTTACTTCTTCTTCTTTTTAGGAAAGCCCGCCTTCATATTGGCGTAGGCCTTAGGAGTAATGGTAGAGTTCTTTTTAGAACGGGAGGTTCCAGCCTTTTTACGGGCATTCATGTTGGCATAAAGCCCAGGAGGCTTAGCGTTACCCTTGTTCATTTCTTAGTGCTCTTGTTGTTGTGGCCATTTCGTGCGCGGTTCCGACTTGCGCTTTCGAGAACCATCGTCCCCTTCTTGGTATGGGAAAGATCGGGGCCTCCCTTTCCCGCT